ATTTGATATACTGGTGGGCAGTAGCCCACCAGTTATGCGCTGTTTGGGCTACCACAACCAGGGCCCTGTGATCTGCGACAGCACGTCACCTCTGCTCCCAGCCGTTGCCGGGAGGGGCCAGCCCCGCTGGGCTGATACAACTCAAAGACAACTTCAGCCCCAAAGGTGATTAGTGGCCTAGGGGTCAACTCGACAACTCGGCCCACCTGGGCTAACTAAACGTATCTATCATGGCTTACACAGGCAACACTCTAGACAACGTAATCCCCCAGCTGCTGGCTCAGGGACTTATGGCGCTTCGCGAAAATGCGCGGATGCCCCAGCTTGTTAACCGCGCTTACGAGCGTATGGCTGGTATGCAGGGCTCAAGCATCGACATCCCCCTGCCGTCCGCCGTCACCGCTTCGGACGTGGTCGCCGGGACCACCGCTCCGACTGATGCGGCAAGCAACATCAGCCCGACCTCCGTTTCTCTTCCTCTCTCTCAGTGGAAGGAAGCTGCCTTCTACATGAGCGACAAGGAGCGCATGGAGGTCCAGGCTGGCACCCTTCCCATGGTCGCCTCTGAGGCCGTCAAGGCCCTCGCGAACGCGGTCGACAACTACATCATCGGCCTAGGGGCTGCCGGTTTCGGCACCCGTATTGCACTGGGCGGGGACGGCATCGCTGTCAAGGCCACTGAGACCGACATCGTCGATCCCTTCGGTGGCAGCAGCGGCCTCGCTCACGCGACCCGCGCTCGTAAGCAGCTGAACAAGCAGCTTGCCCCGCTCAGCGACCGCTACTTCGTCTTCAACCCCGAGGCCGAAGCTGCTGCTCTTGAGCTTGAGGCTTTCCACAACGCTCAGTTCGGTGTTGGTGCCGCCGCGATCATGGAAGGTCGTATCGAGCGTCGCCTCGGCATGGGCTTCGTGATGGATCAGAACATCGGTAACACCGCAGCTGTCACCCCCGCTGGCACCGCCACCGCTGTTAACAACGGAGACGGTTACCCCAAGGGAACCAAGGTCATCACGGTAGACACCACGACCACGCCTTTCGCGGCTGGCACTTACATCACCTTTGCCAACCACGACACCTCGTACCGAATCGCATCCGCGACGGCAACCGCACTGACCCTGACCACCGGGCTGGTTGAGCCCGTGGTCGACAACGAGGCATTCACTGTTGACTATGAAGGTGCGTTCGCACACAACCTGTGCTTCCACCGTGACGCCATCGCCTTCGCGACCCGTCCCATCCAGCGTGCGACCCACCCCGCCGTGATCTCCGAGACCGCAGTTGACCCCGTCTCCGGGCTCACCCTGCGCCTCGAAGTTGTCGCGGAACACAAAAGAGATCGTTTCTCTTTTGACATCTTGTATGGAGGCGTCGTCGTCCGTCCCGAGCTTGGCTGCATCGTAGCCGGGGTCTGATGAAGTAAGAATAGCGACGTAAGTCGCTATTCTACGCTACCTTAGGTAGGCTGGCCCGGCTTGGGCCGGGTCAGCCCGCCACTCCCCACCTGGGGAAACCGCTCTTGAAAAACTAAGCTGACGTCACACAAGATGCTCCTAGTGTGCTATACTATGGGCATGAAGAACAAGACTTCCCACTACGTGTACCGCCTGGACTGCCCCAGTACTGGCGAGTATTACCTCGGCCTCCGCTCCTGCCCCTGCTCCCCCGAGAAGGATCGCTACATGGGCAGTGGCCGAATCATCCGCTCCAAGGTCCGCAAGCGTCCCGACGCCTGGGCCAAGACCATCATCGACGTGTTCGATACGCGGGAGGAGGCCGCTGCCGCCGAGGCCGCTCTGGTAACCCCCGAGGTCATGGGTGACCCCCTCTGCCTGAACCTGAAGACGGGGGGCGAGACCGGCCAGGAGTACTCCGAGGAGTCCCGGCAGAAGATTGCCGAGTCCTGGGAGCGCCGCAAGGCCGACCCCGACGAGCCCCAGCGCCAAGCCGGGGCTGCCAAGAAGCGGCTCGCAAATCCCGACTGGTGGGCCAACAACGCGGAAGGCAACCGCCGCCAGTACGACGACCCCGCCCGTGTTGAGCAGAACCGACGCACCGCTGTCGAGCACCCCAACTGCATCGAGCGGAACAACCGTATGGCCGAGATCAACCGTGACCCCGACAAGATCCGGCGGCAGCTGGAGACCCGCGCCACTCACCCCACCTGGAGGGAAAACGTGGGCAAGGCAACCGCCGAGCGTTGGGCCGACCCGGAGAAGCGCGAGATCATGATGATGAGCATCAAGGAGGCCCGCCGCGAGAAGCGGATCTACACAGACGAGCAGGTGCGAGAGATGCGCCGACTCTACGCTCTCCCCAAGGGCGAGCGTCCTACCCAAAAACAACTCGTGGAGCAGTTCGGGGGTAACCAACCCCTGATTTCCCTGATCCTGCGAGGCAAACGATACACCGACGTCAGCTGATACTCGGGGCGGCTCGCCGCCCTCTCCAACTGACCAATAAGCAGATCAACTTACCTCAACTCCCAACCCCCACTCAACTATGACTGACAGGAACACAACTATCGCGGGCTTGGGCGCGGCACTGGCTCTCTTCGGTACTGCACTTGTCGAGATCTTGGACGACGGGTGGCAGCTTGCCGATGTGGGTCTTCTGATCGCAGCCGTTGGGGTGGCACTTACAGGATACCTTGCAGCTGATAGATCCAGGAAGCGCAGGGAACAGCCACAGGAGCAATGACCCATGGCTGGTAAGAACAACAAGCCAGCCAAGGGTAAGGCTCGCGTCAAGCGGACGGCCTCGGGTAAGAAGGTCAGCTACGGTCAGAAGGGCGCTAATGTTGCTCCCGGGACATCCAGAGGTGATGCGTATTGTGCTCGAAGCTACGGGCAGCTACAGATGCACCCGGAAGCTGCAAAAGACCCCAACTCCCCACTTCGTCTGTCAAGGAAACGCTGGAAGTGCTCTGGTAAAAGGAGCTTGAAGTAATGCAGCGTGGGACAGACTGGCAGACTAACAGTGTCTACGTCCTAAAGAGTATTGACGATCTGAAGGACGAAGTACATGGCCTTAGAAACCAGCTTAGTGACGATCGATCTGACCTAATAACTCGCTTCGATGAGTTCAGAGATGAGATACGTGATGAGCATGGTAAAACACGTGAAGAGTTCGCGATCCTAAAGGGTCAGTCAACCGTGATTGCCAGCATAGCTGCGATCGTCATTACAGCCATAGCCAACTTTATCCTCAAAGAGTAACCATGAACTGCAACTACTACCTAACAGAGTCGGGACAAGTCCTGTACACACGCGATGACTGGGTAGAGCCCGGGATGCGTAAATGCACCAAGGACGGCAAGCTACTTGTGGCCGAGCCCGTCAAGCAAGAAGCAAAACCAGCTGAGGAGCCTGCTGAGGCTGCCGAGGTGCCCGCTGCGGAGAAGACCCCCGCCGTCAAGAAGACCCGCAAGCGTAAGCAAGCTGAGGAGTTCTAGAAGTGATAAAGCGCAGTGACGCCGTAAACGTCGTAGGGAAGGACAGCAAGGTCAGGTCGCACAATGTTACGCGCCTGAACGCAGGCCAGAGCATGTCCTACAACTTTGCACGCCCTGACACAACTTACGGCATAGGTAGTTCCGGAGCTTCATACCTACGTGTCGTGGCGACTGACGGGGAATTTACCGTAAGCATCACCAACTATGCCGGTGCCTCTGACGCTATCCAAATGAAGTCTACTGGCGGACTCTCGGATCTGGTTCTTGACGGCGTCAACATGTACACCGTGACGATCGAAGAATCCTCAACGTCAGCCAACTGTGCATACGTCTTGGTAGCCCACTGATATGCCGATCCTCATCCCGGTTGCACCCAGAAGCACTACTGCGAATAGCTACGTAACCGTGGCCGAGGCTGATCTGTATTTCGACCAAACTCGACTCTACACGACTGCATGGGACAACGCCGCAGCTACCCCCGACGCCGAGGGCTACACCGTAACACTGGCAGAACACGGCGGCCATCAAAACGAGAACGGGGAGGGGGACACCGTGGTAGTCGTGAACGGGACTGGGACTGGTTCATTCACGGTGGGGTGTCGGATCTCCATGGCGAGTCACGACACGATCTACACCGTGACGGCGACCAGCTTCAGCGAGGGTCTGACTCACTTGACAGTGTCGCCAGCTTTGTCACAAGATCTGTCGGACGAGGAGGCGATCACGCGGCTTAGCGGTAGCCAGAAGGAGAAAGCGCTAATCCAGGCAACCTCCATGCTGGACGAGTACTTCAACTGGTTCGGGAGCATCCTGGACGAGGACCAACGGCTTCGCTGGCCTCGGTATAGCGCGTATGACCGCGATGGCTACGTCTATGACGAAGAAGAGGTTCCAGAAGAGATCAAGAACGCAACCTGCGAACTGGCTTTGCGGCTTCTACAGGGCGACACCCTGACGGAGCCGTCACTGGTGAGCCAAGGTTTCTCACGAGTTACGCTAGGGCCGATCTCTGTCGCAGTTGAGACCAGTAACACCGAGGACATCATCTCCGACACCGTGATGTCAATGGTATCGCACCTCGGCGCGCCAACTGCGCTTGCAACTCGCGGATCCAAGGTGATTCCGCTTTGGAGGGTCTGATGGGGATGCTCGATACATCTCTCAGATCTGTCGCATCCGACGTTATCGGGCTGTTCACCACTAACGCAGCCACGTTTACCGTCGTAACACACGGTTCCTACAACCCAGTTACGGGCACTGAATCAGAAGAGTCACTGACATACAGTATAAAGGTATCGCCGCCGAGCCGCGTTCAGTACAAGACCGCGCTCACAGGTGAGTCCGCTGGTGTCGTAGGAACCGATCTAACTGTGTTCGTGTCTGCCAAAGACGCGGACGACGCCGGGCTGGACCTAACTCCAGCAACGAATAAGACCATCTCCCTGACCATCGCCAACCGCACGTTCAAAGTAGTGACTACTTTCGAGGTATGGAGTGGCGATCAAACTGCGCTCTACGAGGTGGTGATACGTGGCTGATCCCAACAAGGTTCTACAGCAGTTCCTAGAGAAGACCGTTGACAAAATGGAGAATGTCGCGGTCGAACTGGGCTATGACCTTGCAGATAGGATCATGATCCAGTCACCCGTGTATACAGGGCAGTACAAGGCATCATTCCGTGCGAATGTGAACGTCCCGGACACGACGGCCGAACCGCCGCGTGATCGTAAGATGAGGGAAGGGCCGGGTAGGCCGGGGATATCTATCGGAGGAGTCGGTGACGGCGGCGAGATTGCTGGGCGCGGAGGTGTTGAGACTGACGCCATGTACAACCAAGTCTATCTCGACTTCGACGCCGACGATAGTGCAATCTACATCTCGAACAGCACGCCGTATGCCGGTGATATCGAGTTCACGCAACTCGCCGCAACGAGCCCCGAGGGTGTCATGCTTGTTGCTTACGAGGCCTTCAAAGGCTCCATAAATCAGATCATAGCGCGAGCTATCCAGGAGAACTAATGCTTAAGGAGCGTGAACTACGGTCTGCCCTACGCAGCAAGGCTCTCGAACTCAGCCAGATGTATGCGCTGAGTGATAGCGGCTTGATCGCGTGGGAGAATCGACCATTCACGCCTCCCGACCCGGATGACGGCACACTGTGGGTCAGCGAGCGCCTCGTCGTGCAGACTGAGAGGCAGACAGCTACCGGGCAAAATCAGGCTGATGGAGCATACGAGCTTGCTATCTGGACGCCTGTAACAGCAGGAACGGAGGAGGCCGATGACCTTGCCGACGCACTGGTTGAACACCTCGCCCCCGTGACCGGGGTGTCCAACGGTGAGACAGAGGCCACAATCTATCGCACCTTCAGGCTACCACTTCAACAAAACAGAGCAAACACGGCATGGCGGGTCAAGACCGTTGCGTGCCTGTGGAGGTCTTTCAACGCAAATAACCCATAGGTAACCCACCAAACACACAATCATGGCTTCACTCGCTTCTGGAACGAAAACACTCGTCGTCATGGCCCCCGAGTCGACGGCGTACACTTCCTTCGACGCCTCTGGCGCTGCCATCGCTAACAAGGACATCGCTGGCGCTGCAGTATCGACCGACGCGAACGGCGTTGTGAACGTGAACCTTACCGACCACGGTTTCGTCACCGGAGACTACGTCACTCTGACTATTGACGGAGGCAACACCGACGAGAGCGCCGACCTAGACGGCAACTCCTACTACATCCGCCGTGTTGATGACGACAACTTCAAACTCTACACGGACCAGCGTCTTCGTCAGCTGCCCACCGCTACCAATATGGGCACCTCCTATACAGGCTCCGCACTCACCGGAACCAACACGGCCGAGTTCGTCACCCTTGGTGACGGCTACCACGTCGTGCGAGCCACCGAGAGGAATGTGAACCTTGAGAAGAACCTCCTGGAGTCTGAGGAGGTCCGCACTAGCCGCATGCAGCGCGATGTCCGTCACGGCTTCACGACTGCCTCGGCAAGCATTGGGTTCGAGTGGGTGGCCCAGGGTCACACGCAGCTGATTGATGCTGTTCTGGACAGCATCACAGACGAGGTCTATACGGATAACGCCATTGATATAACCAGTAGCCATTCAGGCGAAACTGCCACCGGCTTTGGGGATATCTGGGTCGCAGATGGTGACGCAGCCTCCATCAGCATCGGTGACCTACTTATCGCATTTAGGACCAACACTGGGGTTATCACTGGTTCATGCGTAGTCCTTGACATTGATGCAAGTGGCGACCCCGATGTGATAACAGTTAGTGATCGTGCGCCGTTTGATGGTTCAACCGGCACTCCAATATCAGTTATAGTTGCTAGGAAGAACGAGATTGGCAACGGTGCCTTTCAGACCTACACGATTGAGCGGCAGTTCACTGACCTAGACACTCCCCAGTATGAGTCCTTCTATGGCATGGTCGGGAATACGCTCAATGTCTCGATTTCGCCAGAAGCAATTGTTGGTGGAACGGTTGAGTTTCTCGGCAGTGGAAGCGATGCGATGAGCGCCACGTCGAAAAACCCCACCCTCGACCCCACTCCTGTGAGCGCCCTGTCACCGTTCGCGGCCTTCGATGGGGCAATCTTCTCAAACGAGTTCGATGAGAATGGCGACCGTACAACCTCCATCCTGGCAGTCGTCACGTCGATCGAGTTCACTGTCAACAACAACAGGACTACCGAGGCTAGGGTAGGCTCTAAGTTCTCACCAGCTGTATTCGATGCAACCTGTCAAGTAGAGGGCACTATGTCCGTGTTCTTCGAGAACAAAACCCTCTACAACAAGTTCGTTGACGAGGAAGTAGTCGAGATCATTGTACACCTGAAAGGGCCTTCTGCCACGTCGCGCACCTACGCTTCTATTTACTTCCCACGAGTCAAGTTCACTGGTGGCACCATTGATCCTCCCCAAGAGGGGCCGGTTACCATGGAGATGCCATTTAGGGCACTTGAGGGCTCTGCCGGAGAATCGGCCATCCGTATCTGCACGTTCGATTCTGACGTGTCAGCTATTGATACGGGTAATGCATAAACCACTGATCGGCTTGCGCGCAAAACTGCTGATCAGTTAACTACTTCTAAACAACCTAGCTAGGGATAACTACTATGTCTGGAATCTACTCAGGGATCAAGGTCCGGGTCGTCGCCAAGGAACTTGATGGCGGACAACAGGCCGACGTGGCAAACACAACGACTGCGTGGGGCAATGAAACTTACAAAGCTGTAGAAAACGGCTCAGTAGCCGACGATACTACCGAGGCGCAAGTACTTCGCCTAACCGAACGTTCGCTCTCGCTTGAGAAGAACCTTCTGGAGACAGAGGAGGTACGAACCAGCCGAATGCAGTCGGACGTAAGGCACGGCTTCACAACGGCTACCGCTTCACTTGGCTTCGAGATTGCAAGCCCAAAGGATACGCCTGCTGGTACAGCACCATACGACGGTGGGCAAAAGATGCTCATGCAGGCAGTGCTTGAGAATGCCGTCGCTGGAGCGAGCGTAACCGTTTCAGGTGGCTCTGCCTCAGGTGGGTACAACCTTTCGTCGGGGACGGCCAGCTTTGGCGATGTGCTTTATGCAGATGGTAATGCCCAGGTCGTAACCAGCAACAGCTACAACGCCAACTCTAGCCTTACGTGTGATAAGGCTACAGGCGCTTCAGATCTAAGCACTTCTGTCTACAGGGCTGAGGCCATGACCATCGGCAATGGCGTCCCACGCGCCTACGTACTTGAGCGCGTTTTCAGCCCAGATACGACTGGTGGTGATTACATCAGCGAAACCTTCGTCAACTGCGTAGGTAACTCGCTGAATATCAGCATCAGCCCAGAGGCCATCGCTACCGGCACAGTAGAGTTCATCTCTACTGCGTCCCTTGGTATGTCGACAGACACCAATGAGGCTACTGCTACCTTCTTCGACTCACCAACAGCACCTGGGAGCACTCCCGTATACGCTGCATTCGACGGTGCGGTCTTTGAAGGTGGCACTGCCCTGGCTATTGTTACCTCTGTCGAGTTCACTATCAACAACAACAGGACTACCGAGGCTCGCATCGGATCTAAGTTTGCTGACTGTGTCTTCGACGCAACGTGCCAGGTTGAGGGCACGATGAGTGTCTTCTTCGCCGGTCCTACGCAGTATAACAAGTTCGTAGAGGAGACGCCATCGCGTCTACTCGTTGTGCTTCGCGATCCAAACAACGACGGAGCCCTACTCGCCATCTCTTGCCCTAACGTCAAGTACAACGGTGGCACTATCGATCCGCCCCAGGAGGGCCCGATCACCATGGAGATGCCATTCCGGGCTCTTGAAGGGAACAACGGAGAGTCCGCGATCAAGATTGTCAACGTCAACTACGACGCCTGATTGATTCCATAACCCCAGCAACACCCCAGTAACCATGGACCTTTCAAAGTTTGATACCAAGTCCGTTGCCAACGAAGGCAAGTGGATGCACCTCATGTCCCCCGCCGGGGAGCCTCTGTACGCTGACGACTTCGACCAGGAGAAGCCGATGCGTATTAAGCTCCTCGGGGCTGACTCCGATGCCTTCCAGCGCCATGCCAAGCGTATGGGTCAATCCAACGCTAACAAGGCTATCGCCTCGAAGAGTGCCGAGTCCGCTGTGTACGCCATGCTTGTGGCATGTACCCGTGATATCGAGAACATCATCCTTAACGGAGATGAGCTTGAGTTTACCCCGGAAAACGTCAGGATGCTCTACGAAGACTACCCGTGGATTACGGATCAGGTCTTCGAGTTCATCCGTGACCGCGCCCAGTACCTGGGGGACTGATGTCGGAGTTCCGCTCCTTCGCTGAACAGCAATTCAAGCTGTCAGCGAAGGGCGGTTCTGGTGCCTCCGTAGAAACGAACGAGAATCAGGTAAGGAATTCCGCCTTCGCAAGCGCCACTGTGAAGGAAAAGGCCAGGGAAGAGGCCGAGCAACGGATACCTTGCCCAGACGAGCTAGAGTGGTTGTGGGGAGTATTCAGCGAACTCAACGCGACCAGGAACTACACAGAAGCTGGCCCAACTGCTATCAATCATCATGACCTGATTTGCTGGCAGTATGTCAACCAGACCTGTCTGACAATATGGGAATCCGATCTGCTCTTTGACGTTGATCTGCGATACAGACTATTCGCGTCTAAGGAGAGGGATAAACAACTGAAGAAAGGCAGGAAGAAATAGATGGCCGACATCGCTACACTATCAATCAAGATTGACACTGCCGATATCAAGCGCGCAAAAGGCGAGCTTACGGCACTCGAAGCGTCAGTCAAGGCCATCTCAAAGGCACGCATCAATCCGGGTACGGCGCTGGGTATCCGCGACATCGTCGACGCCATGTCGCAGCTGGACAAGGTAAACTACGTCCGTGTGCGGACGACGATGGCGTCAGTCTCGAACCTATCGAAGGTACTTAATTCACTGCCAACTCGCGCACTGCCTTCTAGGGCTATAGCGTCACTAGCAACATCACTGCAAGAGCTTAGTCGCGTGGATGGGGCTAAGCTAACTAGAGTTACTACAGCTATTGCGGCCCTTGGGCCAGCGATGGACACCCTGAAGGGGGCGGCTGGACTGCGTCCAGCCACTCTTGGCAACCTTGCGAAATCGCTGGTAGCTATCAGCGCGATAAACGGTGGGCAGGTAGCGGAGTCAGCCAAAGGTGTGCGAGCACTGGGTGCGGCACTTCGATCGATGCCTGCCAAGGCTGGTACGTCCCCCGCCGCTATTAGCAACCTTGCGAAGTCGCTGGAAGCTATCAGCAAGATAAACGGCGGGAAGGTAGCGGAGTCATCCAAGGGCATGCGCGCCCTTGGTGCCGCGCTACAAGCGATGCCTGCCAAGGCTGGTACGTCCCCCGCCGCTATTAGTAACCTTGCGAAGTCGCTGGCGGCCATTAGCAGGATAAATGGTGGGAAGGTAACAGAAGCGGCTGCAGGTATGCGAGCCCTTAGTGCCGCGCTACAAGCGATGCCAACTAAGGTCGGCACGTCACCAACCGCTATAAGCAACCTTTCAAAGGCGCTACGGCAGATCTCAAACTTGAGCGGCCAAAAGCTGGTTGACATTTCCAACTCGATGCGTCAGCTTGGGCAGGGCCTCTCGGCCTTCTCCGGCGTAAGGTTCCGCCCGAAGTCGATATCAAACTTCGCCGTGGCACTAACCGAACTGTCACGGGTCGACGCAGCCAAGCTGAGGGCTGTAGCCAAAGCACTTAGCCAGATAGAGCGTACTGGAACGGGTAGAAGCATAGAAGCGCTGACAAAGTCCGCCCTTCAGGCAGCCCGCTCCATAGAGCAACTCCAGGTGCGGACTAAGCGTCTTGAATCAAGGCTTAATCCTGCCAGAGTAACTGCGTTTGGCCGTGCGTTGTCATTCGTCGGTAGTGCTGCTGGGGGCGCTGTCGGTGCTATTCGACGCACGGTCTCTTCCATCACTACCCTAGGAGCCAAGATGCGTACATTCAGGGCCAACATCCTCAATGTTGGCGCTGGATTCTTGGTGTTCTCATTTCTGCAAAGATCTGTTGTTCAACTCATCAAGCCGATTCGTGAGTTCGAGACAGCACTGGTCAACATCTCGAAGACGACCAACCTGACGGGTAGAGACCTACAAGACCTCTCAGACGAACTCCTATCCATTGCCAGCAACTCGGTTGCCACCACAGACCAGCTGCTGCAAGTGGCCGGTATCGCTGGTCAGCTTGGCGTTAAGGGAAGGAGCGACATCCTAAAGTTCGCAGACACGGTAACCAGACTTGCCGACGCTGCACCGTCTCTCCGAGGTAGCTTCGAGCAGACCGCTCTACAACTGGCTCGTGTGCTCAACATCACTGGTGAGGGCATCGGCAAGGTTGACAGGCTGGCCTCTACCGTACTGAAGCTGGGTAACAACTTCGAGGCGCTGGAAAGCACCATCCTCAAAACTACGATTGAGGTTGCTGCTGCGTCGGCAGCCTTCGGTGTTACCTCCGCTGACGCTGCGGCTCTTGCAACCGCACTTGCCCGAGTTAGTGTACCGCCGGAACGTGGCCGAACGGCAATCATCACCACGATGAAAGCCATCTCTGACGCTCTGAGAAGTACTGGTGAGGATGCCCAGAACTTCAATCAGATAATCGGAACTGGAAGCGTCAAGGCCCTGCAAGAACTATTCAAGAACGATCCGACCGAAGCCTTCCTGAAGCTGGTAGAGGGTCTACGCGCTGTCCGAGACGGAGGCGGGGACGTTACGGCAACGCTGAACAGGCTTGGCCTGAACTCCATTCGTACTCAAACGTCTATCCTGGCACTGCTGGGTAGCACCGAGAAGTTCCGAAGGGCACTCTCCCTTGCACGGGAAGAGTTCGCCACAACGGGCGATGAACTGGAACGAGTAACCAGGCTCGCTAGTGATCGTCTTGACGCTGCGTTTGTGCGACTGACGAACACGTTTAGAGGGCTCCTAATCGAGTTCTCGAAGACATCTGGGCTTGAAACTGCCCTGCGCGATTCACTTGAACTGATCAGTGACATAGCCAGGTCTATCAGCCCAAACACCGTCGATCAAGTCGGACAGTTCGCTGGTAACGTCAAGCGGCTTCGCGACCAGCTTCTTGGAGTCAAGAAGGATGATGCGCTGAACTCTGCGTTCTCAAACCTTGAGAACTACAGGGAACTTATAGGTAAGATTGGCGACTTTGTAAGGTCAGTCAGTGGCGGTGTCATAACCACGGCAGCGTCTTTCGCCAGCTTGTTCCTCGCCAGCCGAGCACTCAGCATCGGACTGAGCACGGTACTGTCACCACTTGGCCTAATCTCACTTGGCATCACTGGAGCGGTAGGACTCCTGGACAAGTTTGGAGACAAGGCACTCCGTGTCGGTGATCAGTTTGTCAGGCTTCGCGATGTAGTCAAGGCAATCGGCCAAGAATCCGCGAGACGCCTCGAATCGTTCATCCAGGTTGTGGGTGAGATCGCCTCAAAGCAATCCGCGCTAACAAGCGCAGTCCTGGAAGACATCCTCAGCATAGACGAGAGTAAGCCGGGGGATGTATTCGACAGGATACTCGATGCGGCGGATATGGCTGTGGAGTACATCGGCGATCAATGGGTGACCACGCTTGCCAAGGTAGAGACGAGCTTGCTTAAGATAGGCAACTCCATGCGATCAATAACTACCGCAGTGCTTGAGACCACTGCCGCGTACCTCGATCTGCTGAAACCAGTGATAGCGTGGGCCCAGCTAGTTGGAGAAGAGATAGCTACTGCGGTAACGGACCTACTTGACGGCCAGGGGTCAGCTGTGCGTACCATAAACAGTGCCGCACGGATGTCTGGCACTGTCAGTGAAGGCTACGCGGAGCAGCTAAGGGGAGAAATCTCCAGCCTTATTGCTGAACAAGAACGGCTCAAGTCCGCGCTGGACGCATTCAAGGAGAGGGGGGAGATTGATGAGTCCCTGGGGCGGGAGGTCATAGGAAGAGAGAGGTTTGACGAGCTTGGTGGTATGAAGCGTATCACTTATCAATACGAGCTTCATGACAAGTGGCAAGAGGCTATCTACGAGAAGCGAAAGAAGATGGCGGAGCTTACCGCCATCGAGTTGCGTCTAACGACTAATCGTCTTAACGCGGAGTCAGCTGCGGCAGACAAGCGTATAGAGGATCTTAAGAAGGCTGCCTCCGGAGAGGCGTTCGACCAGTACAACAGCAGATTTGAGAAGACTGGTGAGGCAGTACGCAAAGCGATTAATTCTGTATTGACCTCGCTTGGTGCAACTGAGTCCTCTACAGACAAGCTGCTAGACGGCTTTATCGACGGTGTCCGTGAACTGGCTATAGCCGCTTTTGAATCGAGCAAGCCTGTAAACGACGCTGCCCAGGGTGTAACCAACTATGTCGAGGCTGTAAACGGCTCTGCAAAGGCTGTAACCGACTATGTTCAGCTGGTGCAAGACGCATCTGACGCCGCAGAGGACTTCGGCGGGACAAGCCTCGGGCTCGCCCCAGAAGAGGCTGAGAAGGTAGATGATATTCTAAGGAGGCTTACTCGACAGTATGAAGACTTGCGTAGAGAGACGGTCGGTGTATTCGATCCAGCGAGGGCCGAGATAGAGCAACTGTCAGCTACGACAAGTCGCGAAGTAGAAGACATCAGCCGCGAGTTGAACCAAATTGGTGCGACCCCCGAGCAACTTGCCAACTTTGATAGCCTGAAGGAAAAGCTAAAGGAGGCTCGCGAGGTTCTACTACAGACGCGGAGAGACAGGGCTGCCGAAGACCTGATTCGTACCCTAAGCCGTGGGGCAGAGGATGCCAAGCGCTCGATGGAAGCTGCGTCGTCCTACGTGCCAAGCCTAGGCCAGATGGCTGACGAGCAGGCTCGCTATGCACGGGAGGTCGAGGACACGGTTCGTCAGATGCGCGAGCTTGGTATGTCACAAGAAGACATAAACAAGGCCGTAAATGACCTTGACCTTAAAACCAAGTTTACTCAGGGGGCGATCGCAGCGGCTGAAGCTCGCATTGAAGCAGACCGCATGCGTCAGCTTCTGCGTGATATTCAAGACATAAAGATCTCGAAAGCCTTTGCGTTTGATATTGGTCCATTCAAGGGCATAAAAGAAGCAATAGCTGGCATCCGTGTAGCAACAGCCCGAGCCGTGGAGGATGCCATTCGGCTAGGCGCCAGTCTGCAAGAGATCGAACAAATCGAACTCAAGGGCAAGCTGCAGGAAGATCTGGCTGTGATTGAAGCGGCGCAGAGCGCGGCAAGCGGGTTCGGCTCTGCAATCACCGGGGCAATCCGCAGCGGTATTGAGGAGGGCAAGAAGTTCAGGGAGGTCATCGGTGACGTGATGCTGGCCGCGTCCGAGAAGATCGTCACTGAGATCGCAATCAGGCCTATCGAGAACATCCTGGACAACGCCCTGGCGGGCCTTTTCGAGGGCATGATTGCAAACCAAGTGACGATCACGGCGACTAACGTCACGCTGGCTGGTGCTGGGCTTGCCGCTGGTGCTCCTGGTGCGGTTGGTGCTGCTGGTGCGGTTGGTGCTCCTGGCGCTGGGGTATACGGCCCGCCGCTACCGGGGGTATACGGCCCGCCGCTACCGCCCGCCACCCCATCAGTTGATGCGGTAATAGGCGAAACCCTGCCAGGGGCAGCAGCAGGCGCCATTGATACAAGCGGCATCGAGGCCATGAATGCGGCTGCCGCCAATGGCGCTACGCAAGTCGCTGACATGGCTACCGCAGCGACCGCAGCCAGTGTAGCTACGTCAGGTCAAGAGGCTGCGGCCCTACTCGGCACTGTGGCCCAGCAGGCTGAATCAACTGAAGAAACCAAAGCTGCATTTATTGAGCAGGCAGAGGCTCAGGCTAGTCAGCAGGCAGCAGCTGCGGCGGTGACGCTGGCCGCCGCGATGAAAGCGGCAGCTGCTTCGGCGGTGATCAGCGCCAAGGGAAACATCTTCGGCGCGAGCGGTGTGGTTAAGGCGTTTGCGAAGGGAGGTGTTCCGGGAGGAGGCCTGCGCGGCAGGTTCGGTGACATGCTCACCAATGGGCCCGTGGCATTCCCATTAGGGCTGGCCGGTGAGGCTGGTCCGGAAGCCATTGTGCCTGTAAGCCGTCGTGGCGGGTCGTTCACCATGGGGACCGCCGACGGTAGGCAAATACCGCTGACGAGAGACACGAGCGGAAACCTTGTGGCCGATCTGGCTGGCATGTCTAGTAGAAATACAAGGAAGTTCGCGAGCGGGGCCATCCTTGCCAATGGCAGGCAAATGGAGCCACACGGGGGTTCAACTTCCGGTTATAATGGTGGCACTGTAGTAAATCAGACCATCAACATTCAAACCAAGGATGCAGATAGCTTCCGAAGGTCTGAGCGTCAGGTTCAGTCCCAGCTACGCAAGTCTGTATCGCGAGCTAACAACGTCGGTCAAGGATGAGTTTCCACGAATCAGCAACCTTCCCCGAGAAGATAGCAGCGGGCTCAGAGCGCATCAGCCGGTTTAATACTCGCGTATTTACGCACGATAACGGTGCATCTACGCGAATCGCTGGATGGAGCCAGCCTCTGTTGTCGTTTGACGTGTCTCGCGGGCTTGATTTCCAGGAAGACGTAGCTGAGCTAGAGAGATTCTGGAGGGCGAGGCGCGGTGCTACGTTTGGTTTTCGGTTCAAGGACTGGTGGGATTACCACACCAATCCCACCGGGACTACCCATAACCCGGGTGACTACACCGATTCTACGGACCAGCTAACTCACACCAAGGGCCGTCTTCTGCCAGTCGAGGACTCGCTATCCGGCGGGCTATACTACGCGGCACAGCTGTGTAAACTGTATGACGATGCCGGTGTTGAGGAATACCGTGTTATCAACAAGCCAAGATCCGGCGCCGTCATCTCTGGCCTCACCCACAGCGGTATCGATACGACTACTGGAATCGTCGGCACTCCGAACGGCTGGAATGAGGATAGCATACTGAACGCCAAGTGGAGGGGCCAGTTCGACGTCCCGTGTCACTTCTCGGCCAATATTGATAACCAGGGCCTATCACTGAGCGCCCAGGATTTCAACGCTAACTCCGTTCCGTCGGTTGAGATCTACGAGATCCGGGCTGAGTTTGAAACGCCTTCTGCCGCTTATGCTGGTGGTTCTCGCGACTTTGGTGTATCGGCAAACACGCTGCTGACTACATCTTCGGCAAACGGAAGGTTCCAGGTATTCCGCCCGTCAAGCGGCAGCACTATAACGGTCGTGGTTCTATCGCTATCCAAAGAGCCAGCCGGTGAAGGCATTCTGGTGTTGCACAACGCTGGCGAGGGCACACTCAGCGTACGCACGAGTTACGTCGATGGATCGCCAACTTCTGTCGCGTCTGGCGAGACTGCCAGGATCCACATCGTCCGCGACTATGTGTCTGGAAGCTACGAGTCCTTCACGACGGTGTCCTGACACATGAGCCTTTCACAGAGACTACTCTACGGGAACTCTCAGTCAGAGAGCCCTACGCTGGCATCTTCGGCCATCACCGTTGCTGGCAACACGACGATCCTGGTTGTGCGTGAGGGGTCGTCCGTATCAACGCTCACCATTACCCTACCAGCGGTAAGACAGTCCCTAGTTGGCAGGCTCATCCGAATTCTCCGCAGCCCGGCTAACGCAACCACAGTAGTTATCAAGGACGAGTCGGGCTCAACACTACAGACAATCACATCTGCCGGGTCAGTAGACAACATCGAGGTCTACCTGACTGACTACAACGGAGGCACGGGGTCCTGGGAGATCGTAGTTCCATCCACGACTTCCGTAACTCGACGCCAACCGCTGAACGTCATCATGATTAACTATGATGACTGCGGCAGGCACCAACTTCCCACCTATTACGATCTGAACTCCTGGCCCGCAGGTTACTACCACCTGTATCCGCAGATGCCGTGGACTCAGGACCGTTGTGGAACCGTTTCTGATCAAGGTACTGAGGCCGGTACGCGGTTCGTGAACGCCCGCGTGTCTGCGCGCTGTACGCCGACACGGCAGTGCCTCGCCACCGGCAGGCAGCCGCATGTCTCGCAAACGCACCCATGGGGAAGTCGTGTGGGCAACATCCCTCAGCAGGGAGGCGTTACGCCAGAGTTCAGGACGATTAAGGGTATAACACGCGACCAAAACCCATTCCCTGTTGTTGCCAGGAACGCTGGGGCACCGCACTACTTCTTCCACATCGGAAAGATCCACGCTACTGAGCACGAGATTCGCGATGACGACAGTGACTATGTCTCTGTAGACGGGTTTGGTGTAGCCGACTTCACAAAGGCAGACGAGATCCGCACCAACTTCAAGCAGGTCATTACCGACTTTGGGTTTGACGAGTCATACAAGCTAGAACTCGCCAAGCCCGATGGCGCGGAGACAGAGCCTTACAAGGGCTACCGTGGAACGTGGAGTGGAGATGGAGCTGACACCACAACT